ACCAGTTCTGGTAGCAACGAAGGTAAGTCCGATGTAATTAATGCTACGAGCAGGTTTTACAAAAATATCAGCTCTAAACTCATTAGCATCAATAATATCAGGAGTATTGTTTGTCTCATCACAAATGAGTCTATAATCAATAATTCCTCTCTTAGCAACTACATCACGAAGATATGGCTCAACAATATTTACAAAGTTTGATCTTGTGATTTCATCGTTGAATTCAAAGAGTTGAGTTCTAGCAGCTCTTTCAATTGCAGCTTCAATGGTTAGGAATAGCATTCTAACGTTGATTCTATCGAATGCAGATGCATATGATAGACCAGTCTTATCTCCAAAGAGGATGATACCAGCTCCAGGAGAGAAAATGACTGGATTGATTCTCTTGACATAGAGAAGATCTCTTTGTGCTTGAGTTGGGTTATATGCAAGCTTAACAGCGTTGTTAATAACACCTCTTCTAGAACCTGCAGGTGAGAACCAAGGATAATCAGTAATTACCGTTCTGCAAAGGCAACCTGCAACATCAGCGTTTAGAGGAATATATTTAAACTTATTTGCAAATCTGTCGTACTGATACTTGTAACCACTATCAAAAATGCCATAAGACGAAGAAGCGATTGCATCATAGAAATTGATGATATTATTAGTTTGAGTACCAGGATCAGCTACATCAACAACTGCAGATCTGTGTGGAGAAATGACAGCAACACAATCTTTTCTAAGTTCGGCAATGTTGATAAGTTGATTTGCCTTGGCTTGAGTAGTAAGTTTATCCGAGAAACCAGGACCCATGATTCGGTAGTTTATTGGATATTCCTTAACAGTCTCAAAGATTCTATATCCATTCATTAAATCACCAAGGGTGACTGAGTATCTTGGATCTGTATAAGCAGAGGAGATACCAGGAGTACCGTAGGTGTTACCACCAAGGAGAGTATAGCTCTTAGCTCCCTCAGCGTTGAATGTTACTCCTTGTGCCTTCTGACCCCAAGCACCACCAGTAGTGCCACCAAAACCAGTTGCAGAACCTGCAGAAGCACAACCAGCATAAAGGTATTCTGAACTTAGTGCAATATAATTTTTGTAGTAGATGTTTTGGCTTGGGGAAAGCTGAGCATCAGATGCCTTGGATAAGCCAATGTGCTTCTCAAGGATATTTCCAGCAATTCCAGTTACCGAACCACTATCATCAACAACGACAACATGAATTTCGTCGTTCTTGGCACTTCTGCTATTAGCGTAGGTTGAAGTTCCTGGCTTAGGAGCAATCGAATTCCAATAAACAGTTGAATTTACTAATCCAAGAGTTTGCTGGTTGTACCAATCGACAGCAGTAGCATTGGATGTTCCAGTTGTACCAATTCCAATGAATCCATTAACGGTGGTTGCATTAAATGCGTAAAGATCTGGAGTATAAGTTACTGCAGTTTCTACTTGAGTTGTGCTGTTAACAACACTGGTAACTTTAACATCAATGTGAGTGTTGCCGATACCAGTAACAATACCTTTTACAAAACCAGTAAATGCGGTTGTGGTTCCTACACCAGCAACTGCAAATGTACCAACTTGAGTTACAGCGGCTCCAACTGTTATTGCCGAATATAATTGGGTGACTGTGGTGGTTCTGGTAAACGTTAAGGTAGTTGTTGCAACTCCTACTGCGGAAGAAGGAACTGAAAGATATACAATACCAGCACCGATTGCAAGAATAGTGGTTCCCGAACCGATAAAAGTTCCTGAAACACCATCATTAACAAGTAATCCAGTGGTGTTAACACCAATGCTAACATCATATATTTCGCTAAAGGTTCCTTCAGTTGTTGCAATACCAACAGTAGTAGCAGTAGTTGCTGTAGCAATGCCAGTATTTACACCGATAAGTCTTTGATCTGCAAAAGCATCAATGACACAAACTTTTAATCCGTTTGCCCAAACGCCTGGATCTTTTGCCGCCCAGTGCCAGGTTGATGGTGAAGAGTAATTTGTGGTATAATCTTCGTAGTTCTTGATCTTAACAGATGTAGATCCGAGACCTACAGCCGTTGGTGCGTTTGCGTTATTTAAGTTTGCTCCATCAGCTCTGACTACACGCAATACGCCACCATAAGTTAAATAGTTTGATGCACTATACCAATATTCGTATTGATTATCATTTTCGCTTGGCTTACCAAACTTATTAATTAAATCTTTTTCGCTCTCAACTAATGTGGCTTCCTCCACAGGACCTCTTTCAAAAGGTCCAACAAAAGCACCAGTTAATTGACTTACGGAATCAATCCTTCCAACAGTTAGATCTACTTCTCTAACTTTAATTCCAGGTGAAACTAAACCTAAAGCCATTTGGATTCCTCTAGTAGTTCTTCATTTGCTCTATGAAATATTTATAAATTCCTTCTTCTTACCGATAGTCCCACATGTGAGACTTATCTCCATATTCGTCTACATGCCACTTATCGTCCCAAACCTTTTGATCTTTTTGACTAGCGAACAACCAACGATCTCCAGTTTCTTCTTCTACAAAACCTGTGAGGTCTTCCAAACCGTCCACAATAAATCCAAATGGAGCCATATCCTGCTCAATTTGGTTTTTTTGTTCTTCATAAATTCTTTTACGAACGTCATTGTCTGTCATCTCCTTAAAGTAGGGTTGAACAACTAACCATGCAAATATAACCAAACACATTGCTAAGTCATCATTACACCCCTCTTCAGCCTCAAATGATTGATTTTTTTGGATAAATGTGGTAAGCTCACTAATGACATCATAATCTGAAAACATTAACTTATCATCTTCAATTAAAGTTTTTAAATTAGAGCATCCAACTTTTTTAACAGTCTTACTCATTTTAAGACCAAGTTGAGATTTAGTACCAGAAAATCCCTGACCTACAATTTGACCAGCCCTACCTCTCATAGCAACCATAAGAAGATTATCATACTCAAGATCAAATTGTAGGATTGAAGCAACTTGATCACCAACGTCGTTGGTTTCAATCAACACATATGCTTTATTATATGCCACTGCTAACTGCTCAATAATGTTTGGAAATAGCATTGGTTTGATTTCGTTATTTCGATATTTTGCTACGATCTTATATGGAAATGTTGTTATATCAAAAACAACAAATGCCGAATAATCGTGCGATACTCCTCTAGCAACGTCAGCAGTTAAGATATAACTGTTACCTTCTATAGCTTCTTGATATACATCTAATCCTTTATTTGTTTTAATTGGTTCTTCGTATACCAAAGATTTTAATTTTGATGCTGATATTAGCGTATCAACAGATCCCAAAAATTCACACTCAAATTCTTGAGAGAACTGTTGTTTAGACGTGTTTGCAATAGTCTGTTCTTTCCATTCAGCATCACGACCAGGAACTTCTGACCAGTGAACCTCAGTTGTTACATACTGATTTCTACCACGCTCAGCATCGTGCCAAAGTCGGTAGAAGTGATTCATGCCCTTGGGGGTAGAAACAATGATTACCTTTGTAGATGTACCAGATGAAATTGTAGGATATACTGAACTAAAGAAGTCATCAGCAATGTGATTTGGAATGAACGCAAATTCGTCCAAGAAAATAATGTTGAATGACATTCCTCGGACAGCAGAACTGGAAGTAGATGCTGCCATAATCTTGGAACCATTTTCTAAGCTTAAACTTCCTCGGTTCCATGCTATAATACCCTGCTGCATCCACTTAGGAAGATTTTCATAAGCTGTTTGAAGTCTTTCTAAAAGTTCTCTTGCGGTTGATGCTTTGTTTGCTAGAATACCAATATTAACATTATCATTGAACACTGCATAGTGAAGAAGATAAGAAACTACTGTCGTAGACTTACCTGTCTGACGAGGCATTTTGCAAATATTAAATCTATTGCCATGGAAGTTTTTAATTAATTTCTCTTGAAATGGATACAATTCAAAGGGAATTAATCCCTTATCAACGTTTACAATTTGTACATAATTTCTTGCAAAATACACAGGATCTTGCTTACACTTGATAAATTCTTCAATCTGCCCAGCAGTGAATTCAATCGGCGTATTAGCTTTTTTTAGATTAGGATTGCCAAGATAAATGTTATCACTCATATAATTATTTTAATAAATTTCTCTCCACTGATCAGCAATTCCAAGCTCTAAGGGACTTATTAATTCTGCTATTAGGATCGCTGGCAGTTTTCTTGGAGGTTAGCTTTGATTTCATGCCTTTCATACGAGCACAGAATGATGCTCTACGAGGATTACCTACTTTCTTTGAAGGTGCTTTAAGATCACTTCCAGGATTCTCTCTTTCGTAGGATTTGCGTCCTTTTTCGTTGAGTCCACCTTTTTTATTTTGACCTTCTCTACGAGTCCAAGCAGCACCTTCGCCAATAACACCAATGTTTAAAAGATAGTTCTTACGACGCTTTTCTGGAGTATCAAGCGTGGTGTTCTCTTGAATATCTTCTCCTTCAGCTTCATAAGAATCTGCAGTTCTAACCATCCCTGAACCAGGACTTAAATTTGGGAGACTTACAGCAGCTGCTTTTTTCCTTTGAAGCTCTATGGCTTTTGGTCCCAATTGTGAAGCAGCAGCGGGTGTTAATGCCCCAGCTCCTGATGATTTTCTAACTTCAAAATCAGAACTGAATGGACTTGCTTCAGCTACGTTTTCTTCGTTAGCGACTATATATCCAGAGTTTGTGCTTGTCATGCAAGGATAATATGCAAGAACTTTTCCACCAGGATATACTTTTTGAACAGCATCATTTACTTCATCTC